CTGTTGAAGAATATGATGGATCATCATGGTCAGAACAAACTGATATACCTGGAGCTAGAGATGCAGCAGGCATGGCAGGCATTCAAACAGCTGCTATATTTACAGGTGGTGATTATCCTAATGGTAATAATAATGCTGAAACATTTGAATATGACGGTAGTTCATGGACAGATGGAACAGATATTCCAACAGCAGTAAGAGCACATACTATGTTTGGAACACAATCAGCTGCAGTGGTTTGTGGTGGTTATACAACTACTATAGTGGCTACAACTTATGAATGGGATGATAGCTCATGGACAACTGGTGGTAATATGTCAACAGCTAGATATGCTGCAATTGGATGTGGAACTCAAACTGCTGGTTTAATTGCAGGAGGAGATGCCTCTCCTCTTACAACTTCTACGGAAGGTTATGATGGATCAGTTTGGTCTACTAGACCTAGCCTAGCAGCAGCTAGACAATTGGGGGGAGAAGCATCTTCAGGACCTAGTAGTTTGACTATGGGTTGTGGTGGTGATTTAGCAGATGGATCAGGCGTTACAGCCACTGAAGAATTTACTGGAGACACAGCGGTTGCTACAGCATCAGCAATTGACTTTGATTAATAAATATATATATTAAAAAATGAAAGGAATATATGACAGATAAAAGAAACATAAAAGCTTTAATAGAAAAAGAGGCACCTAACCTTAATAATTTATTAGATCCAGAAGAGGTTAAAATATTTAAAGGTTTAACAGAAGAATTAAGAGACACTTGGACTAAAAAACAAATGTTTAGAACAGAAACGGAGATGCAGTTTTCTGTATTAAACGATGCAAAGTATCCAACTAAAGCTGCTAAATATTGGCAATGTGTTAGAGAACAAAATGTATTTTTAGAAAATTTAATGCAATTATCTTTTGATTATAGAAGAGCAGAGGTTAAACAGAAAAGAATACAGGAAAAGTTTGAGAAAGAAACAGACCCATTAAAAAAAGAACTATTACAAATAGACATAGATGAAAAAACATATCAAAAAGCAGGGATGCAATTAGTTGCTAGAGATAGAATGAGAGAAATAAAACTTTGGTCTAAATTTAAAAAACAATTTGATGATGGTTCTTTTGATAATAAAAATGTAAATACACACCAATTAAATTCTTATCATTTAATTATGAAAAATAAAGCGGAGACTTTAACGGAAGGCTCAAGCCAACCTGAAGTATTTAATGTATTAGGACAACTACAATCAATAGAAAGAATTAAAAAAGATTTGCAAATAGAAAATCAAAAGAAAGATGATGTCAAACTTGAATTTGAAAAAAATTCGATTGCAAAACAAGAGTAAAAAACTTTTCTTTTTAGTGGCAATGCCGAGATCTGGTAATACTTTGTTTGCATCTATTATGAATCAAAACCCTAACATAGCATGCACTGCTAATTCTATTACTTTAGAAATATTTAAAAAATTATTTTTATTAAAAAATACAGATGTTTTTAAAAATTTTTCTGATCATAAATCATTAGATAATGTTATGGATGTTGTTTTTGATTGTTATTATCAAGATTGGAAACAAGAATATATAATAGATCGTGGTCCTGTTATGACACTTAATAATTTAAAATTAGTTAAAAAACATTTTGGAAGACCTTTTAAATGTATAATATTAGTTAGAGATTTATTAGATGTTTTAGCAAGTTATATAAAATGGTACACAGAAAACCCTAATGCTTTTCCAAATAAATATGGAAATACACACGAAGAAAAATTATCAAATATAATGCATAAAGAAGGTGCTATTGCAAAAGAACTTGAGGCAATTAAGAATGCATATAATTATCCAGATATGTGTTATTTTATTTCTTATAATAATTTAGTAAACAACACTCAAAGTGAAATTAATAAAATTTATAATTTTTTAGAAATACCTTACTATGACAATCATTATTATAAAAATTTAAAACAAATAAATTTAAATGGTATAAATTATGATGATAGTGTTGTAGGAGATAATATGCACAAAATTAGATCAACAATAAAAAAACAATATAATCCTTACATAGAGCAAATACCCAAAAGAATAAAAGAAAAATATGAGCACATTAAATTTTAATTATATATTTTTAGGTCAATCGGTTTTAACATATGAAGTTCCTTTATATGTTTATAATGTTTTAAATGATGTTTATGAAAAAAGACGAGACATATTACCAAAAGCAAACCCACAACTAGTTGGTAAAATTCAAAACGAACATTCATTATTTTTTAATGGTCCTCCAAATAACAAAATGCACTCTCACAATTATTTACCTGATGATGTAAGACAATGGTTTCATGTTGTTATGAAACATTATTTAGATTGGAATAAAGTTAAAGAATACAAAATGCATTTAAATTCTATATGGGTAAATGAAATGAAAGCTAATGAATATAATCCAGTTCACATACATCAAGGCACTTTGTACACAGGCTTATCTTCAGTTATGATTTTAAAATTACCAGAACATACTGGTGTTGAGTATTCAGCATCTGATAAACCTATGAATGGTTCTTTACAAATACTAGGTAATTCATCTGGTCAATTTGCTAATACAGACTATGGACCAGAGTTAAGAGAAAGAAGATTTTTTATTTTTCCATATGACGTAAGACATTGTGTTTATCCTTTTAACAACACAAATGATGTACGTAGAACACTAGCTTGTAATATGGATGTCGAATATAACCCAGTTAAAAACAGGAGTGCATAATGGTGATAACAGAACCTAAATGGAAAAGTTGGATTGCTCATACAACAGTGCCATTATTTACACCAGATCAGTGTAGACAAATTATTGAGTGTGGTAGAAGACAAAAACCTTTGCAAGCTAAAGTTGGTGTTAACAAACCTGAAGGCGGAGTCAATACTAAAAAAAGAGTAACTACAATTAGTTGGATACCTTTTGACGAAATGGCTCCTATGTATAATCAAGTTAATTCATTTATTCAAAAAACAAATAAAAATCATTTTGGTTTTGAAGATGTGCAAATAACAGAAAATGCACAATTTACAGAATACCCAGAGGGTGGTTTTTATGATTGGCATATGGATTGTGATGTAAGTATGGAACACGAACCACCTGTTAGAAAGATATCTATGACGTGTTTACTATCTCCTAAAGATCAATTTGATGGTGGTGATTTAGAAATAATGAGTCCGGGCAAACGAATAAAACTTGAACAAGGCCATGCAATTTGTTTTGCATCTTTTTTAAATCACAGAGTAGCACCTGTAACAAGAGGTGTTAGACAATCTTTAGTAATGTGGTTTGGAGGTGAACCTTTTAAATGATAAAAGAATATTTTTTTCCAACTATTATATACGCAAAAGATTTAGAAAATGCTAAACAATTAAATAAATATTTAGAAGAGCATATTATTAATTGGAGTAAACAAGATAAAGGTCTTGATAAAACTAATGTAAATGGTTGGCATTCAAAAACAGACATGAACCATAGAAAAGAATATGAACCTATAATTCAAGAGTTATTTAAAATGCAACATAAAGTTATTGAAGAAGAACATTTAGACATAAAACCTAAACTTGGCAATATGTGGGCTAACATAAATTTACCTAATGGTTATAATAATGGTCATGCACATCCTAATTCATTATTTTCTGGAGTTTATTATGTAAAATCAAAACCTGATTCTGGTAGACTTCAAGTGATGGATCCAAGACCAGGAGCACAACTAGTTATGCCACCTAGAAAAAAAGGTCCAGTTCCTAGGCAACTATGGAGAGAGGCTTATTTTGAACCTGTTCCTGGTAGATTAATTATGTTTCCCTCATGGTTGTGGCACAAAGTAGAAATTAACAAGAGTAATGATATAAGAATATCAATATCATTTAATTTTATATTATGATTTTTAAAACACAAAAATATCAAGTTATTAAAAATGCTATATCAAAAGAATTAGCTAATTTTATATTTAATTATTTTTTACTTAAACGTGATGCTGTGGCTTGGATGTATCAAAATAACATAACTTATGATACTGGATTACTTGGAACATGGTCAGATCATCAAGTTCCAAATACTTATTCTCACTACGCTGATCCTGTAATGGAAACATTGTTAATGAAGGTGCTTCCTGTTATGCAAAAAGAAATAGATCTTAAATTAGTACCAACATATTCATACGCAAGAATATACAAACATGGAGATATATTACATAAACACAAAGATAGACCGAGTTGTGAAATATCTACTACTATTCATTTAGGTGGAGATAAATGGTCTATATTTGTAGAGGGCACAGAAGTCTTACTTGATGTTGGAGACATGCTAGTATATAGTGGATGTGAATTAGAGCATTGGAGAGAACCTTTAGAAGGTAATACTTGTGCTCAAGTATTTCTTCATTATAACCATGTAAATGGTCCTTTTGCTGAAAAAAATAGGTTTGACAAAAGGCCGATGTTAGGTATTCCTCCTATAAGGAATAAATAGTATTATGAGGTTGTATGTTACAAAAAGTAAAATTTGCACCTGGGTTCAATAAACAAGTCACATCAACAGGTGGTGAAAGCCAATGGGTTAATGGTGACAATGTTCGTTTTAGATATGGTTCACCTGAAAAAATAGGTGGTTGGTCACAATTAGGATCTGTTGATATTACAGGACGTAATACAGCAATTCATCACTTTGTTAATACATCAGGTATCAAGTACGCAGCATTAGGCACAAATAGAATTTTATATGTTTATTCTGGTGGTATATTTTATGATATACATCCAATCAAAGCTACAACAACTCTAACAAGTGCGTTTAGCACAACTAATGGTTCATCAACTGTAACTTTAACTTTTTCTTCTGATCATAATATAAATCAGTTTGATATTATATTATTAGATAATTTTACCTCAATAACTAATTCTAATTTTAATTCAGCAAATTTTGACGATAATAAATTTATGGTTCAATCGATACCAACTTCAACAACTCTTACTATAGATGTTGGATCAAATGAATCTGGATCAGGTGCATCTACATCTGGTGGTATTAGAGTTAGACATTACTATCCAGTAGGTCCTGCTGTTGAAACTGCATCCACTGGTTTTGGACTTGGTCCTTGGAGTGGTTTTAAGACAGGTCAGTTTACATCTACATTATCATCATCAATAAATACAAGTGTAACGTCTTTGACTATGGCTAGTTCAACTTCTTTCCCATCTTCTGGAACTGTATTAATTGATAATGAATTAATAACTTATACTAGTAACAGTGGTGGCACATTATCTGGATTAACAAGAGGTGCATCAGGTACAACAGCTGCATCACATTCATCAGGCGCTACAGTAACGGATGCATCAAACTTTTTTGCATGGAACGCTGCAGCATCAGGAGACGTAATAACAGCACCTGGACTTTGGTCACTAGATAATTTTGGAAATAAATTAATTGGAACAATAAATGGCGGTGAAAGTTTTGAATG